GTTGCCGATTTGCTTCGTCGTGTCCACCCTTGTAGTACCCGCCTCCAAAGCTGCCAAGGATTGCAAAGACGATGCCAAGCAGGATGTAAGGATTAAAAATGGTCATGGCACATCCGTGTTGCTAGGCGCATTAACGCTCAGGGGTTTGACCGGTACTTGCGGCACGGGCGGGGCAGGAGGCTTTGGAAATGATGGTGCGGTGGCCTGACTGCCATGCCCAACAGCCATCAGGGTGCCAATGATTGAGATCATGCTGGTCAGCACAGTCTTGAGGATTTCAAACAGTACTGCATCGTTCTTTGCTTGGCCAATCATAGGCTGAGTGACAAAAATAAAACAATACAGCACTCCAAAAACAGAGCCAAGCAAACAAGCAACAAAGCCCATTTGTGTCCAAAACTGTCCGAGTGCGTGCCAGTCTTCAGGGCTTCTTCTTGTGAGCATCGTACATCTCCTTGGGTATTACGTCTTTTGTGCAGGTTCCAGAGGCTTCGCATTGAGGCGGCTCACATTCGGGTTTACCCCAGTTTTTCGGGTCTTGGCAGGGATAACGATACCGGTCTTCGCAAGCGGTCAAACACAGGATTATCATCAAAACTAGCAGGTTCCTTATCACGGTTCTTCCTCTCAATTTCTCGCCGTAGCCGTTCAATCTTTTCAGTCTGCGCTTTGACTTCATGCTTAGCCTCCAGCACATCCAAATACAAGAACGCAAGCAGGGGCAGCATGAACGCAACCAGCACAATAGCAGTAACCCAGCCAAGCACACCCATCATGTCTTCCTCAGTTGACTCAACCACAGGAACCATGTCCACAGGTATGCGATAAGGATTAAGGTCAGGACGCTTACTCCCACTTTTAAACGGTTGCTTGCCTCCCTTTGCTGCCGTTGCCATCGTTTCCTCTCAGCTTTTGCTTCTTGCGCTAGCCGAGCGGCTTCTTGTTCTGCGCCAACAATCTCCCGCATCTCAAACACTTTGCTGTACAACGCGCCCAGTTCCGGCGGAGCATTCCATGTCATTGCCATCCTGATGGTTTCAACCATCTTTTGCATCTGATCTTGCGCCCTGACCCGCTTGATTGCGGCTTCCATCAGGTTGGCACTGGGGTCATAAACACTTCTGGACTTTTCTTCTTCCTCCCGGATGTGCGCGGCTAACTGTTCTTGTAAATGAAAGAACTCAATGAGTTGCTCAACGACATCGTTGAGAATTTGCTCTTCATCAACAGCGACAAACTTTTCTTTCTTTTTCGCCACAGGCTTGGACGCGGCAGAGGCTTGGGGCTTTCCGGCAAAGAACTGAACCAGATTAAACCAAAACCCTTTGACCTCTTTGCCAATAGCCATGACTTCATCGGCGGTCTTTTTAACCTCAATGAACTGCGTCTTAGCATCCCGGTAAAGCTGACAGCCTTCCTGAATGTTTTTGACGAGTCCTGCGGCAAGCAGGCAGAGGCTAATCGGATCAATTTCATCTCTCCGTTATGCAGTGCGTTCCCACATATAGACCACAATGTAGGGCTGTAGGTTTGCATTTGTTGCGCTTACACCAGCTGTTGCAACTGAGACTGTGTGAGTATGGTTGCCAGCAAAAGCATATTGCTTAATGTCGCCAGTTAGTCCGCCGCCAGATAGCGATGAGTCGGAAGTTGCGCCTGTAAATGAAAAAGTTGCCGTTGGCGCAGCACTAGCGCGATTAGCGGCATAAAATGTACCTGATAAATCCGTTGATCCTGATGTCGCTGTGTGGGTGTGGCTTACAACAACTGCATCTGCACTACCACCAGTAGCTCCAGCCGTAAACCCGCCGCCGTTACCGATCATTACCCGACCAGCGCCAAAGGCAGTCCATGTACCAAAGCCCAGAGAAGTGCCGGGGTTAGTACTGACCGTGCTGGAGTAAATAGAGCCAACCGGATAGAACAAACTGCCAAGTGCGGCAAGCGTAGTAAGGCCAGTACCTCCATTGGCTACAGGCAATACTCCTGAAACGTCTGTAGTAAGTACAACTTGAGACAGCGTAGCGTTTGTTCCATCTGAACGCAATACCCGATTGGCAGTCTGCGTGCCTGTCAAGGCATTGATTGCAGCTTGCTGAGTTGTTTGGCCTGTGCCTCCTTTGGCGATTGCCAGCGTGCCTGTCAGGTTCTGCGCTTTGACATCGTAGAAATTTGTTCCATCTGACCAAACTTGAATCTTGTCTCCAGCGGTAAGGGTAATGCCTGCACCGGCGGCAGTCGTATTACCGATAACCGTGGAGTTGTAAATCGTGATGTTGTAGCTGGTGTTGTTCCACAGGATGTACTGTTTGGACGCAGGCGGCGCGTACACACTTGAGTTTGCAGACGCTCCGGTAAAGCTCAGCATGGCATAAACCGCTTGGTTTGCCGCAGCAGAAGATGTCGGCCCGTTTAAATATGTCAGGGCTTGTGCGGTTGAGGAGATGGCAACAGCTTGGTATCCGGCAATGGCAGTGTCCATTAGGTATGCCAAATTGTTGTTGGTTGTGGTTCCCCATGTACCGGCTTGGTCGCCCGAGCCAACTAGTTCGATCCGCAAGTTTGATGAATATGTACTGCTCATAGTGTTTCCTTATTGAACAACTTCTGTCCAGTTGGCTGTTTGGGAGTCGTCGATGTCTTTCCACAAAACAGGTAATGGGTTGAAATACAAAGGAGTGTCACCTACAACCGAAACATCTCCAAAGAACGATCCGCCAAATGTCATTATCGTATCAATAACTTGCGGACGCAAAATATCAACCCACCCAGATGCTTGCGTATCATCAATTGGTAACCAAAGCGCCGGGCTTGGTGCAATATCTTGAGTGTAGTCTGACGCAAATGGCCCATCCCCAAAGAATGAAGCACCAAACGTAACCAAATCATCAACGGTTCTAGACTGTAATATGCTTGTCCAGTCGGCAGTCTGGTCGTCGTCAATTGGCTCCCATGTTAGCCTGCGGATTACTGCGTCAACGGCGGAGATATTTTCCTGTATCTGGGCAAGCAGTATGCTGCCTGCGGAACTTAGAGTGTCTGTAGCTGTGCTGGATTCTGACACCGATGCCCCAGCGGTTTGATTGGTAGAGGCGGCATCTGTGGCTGTGGCGGCATCACTTACAGAAGCAGTGAATGCAATACTGGTGGACTGGCTATCTGTTGCAGTTGATGTTTCGCTGACCGCCGAGTTAATTTGGAAGCTGGATGCTGTGGCGTCTGTTGCGGCGGCTGTTTCATTAACGCTTGGTGCAAACGTTGCAATGGACTGGGTTTGATCTGAAACCGCAGCAGTATCCGCAATACTACAGGCATAGGTGGGAAGCGAAGAGGTGGAGTCGGCGGCCGTTGCTGCGTCGCTGGTAGCAGCATTGAATGTAGCGGCGCTGGTTATTGCATCGGTTGCAGTGACTGTATCTGAGGTAGCGGTATTGAAAATTGTGGTGGACGCAGTTGTGTCCGTTGCCGTGCTGGTTTCACTAACTGCTGAGTTGATTTGGAAGCTAGCCGCAGTAGTATCTGTAGCTGTGCTGGTATCCGCAACTCTGCAAGCATACGTGGGGAGCGAGGAGGTAGCGTCAGTAGCTGTCGCTGTTTCACTTACAGAAGCTGCAAGAATACTCCCCGTTGCCGCAGCAAACGAAGCTTGTGCAAATGCGGCTTCCCCAAAAAGCATTCTTACTCAACTTCTTCAGCTTTGGCTTCAGGCATTGGCACTTGGGGGATAGCTTGCTCCCGAATGGCTTGGATCATGTCGGCAACTTCAGCATACGGGCGTGTACCCAGATACTGCATGACGGCGTTGACAAGGCCAAGGGTGAGTTCAATTTTTTTGTCGTTCATGGTTTTCTCCAAAGCACCGCTGAGATGGGGCAGCGGTGAATACCCCTTATGCCGATGCTGTACGCAGTGGTGTCAGGTCTTCTGTTGTCCAGTACGTTTTTTCAAGCATGATAAGTAAATGAGCTTTATTTCTTGCAAGGCAATCTGCCCAATCAGCGTCAGTCATGCCTTCGGGCTGACCTGCTTCAATCAAAGCCACGCTATCAAGTGCGGCGGAATAATGTTTCGCCACTTGCTCTGGTGTTACTGTTTCAATGTGTTCCATGATTTACTCCTGATTAAACTAAACGATAGAGAACAAAGGTGTTTGCCGCTGTTCTGCGGATGCGGAAATGGGCAGATGCACCAATTGAAACAGTCAGTGAACCTAATGATGTAACGCCTGTGTTTACAGCCATTGTGATAACTCCAGAGGCTGTGTTGATGACGAAGAAGTCATACGCAATGTTTGTTGTTGCCCATGTAGCCAATGTCTCCATTGTCGTACCCAGAGGCATTGTGATGGTGTACGTTGTACCAGTAGCACTGATTATTTGCCCTTGGATGTTGGCATTGGTCAGCGTTGCGGCTGCACTAATTGCTGCGGGTGCTGGTGCATATGGCATGACTGCGCCAGCTTGAAACTGTGCGTTACCACTAGGGTCTATGGTCTGTCTGACATTACCATCACCATCAGACAGCACAATGTAGTTGCTACCAGTAGCAGAGATGGGTGCGGCAGAGCCTGTGTAGTTACCAAGGATGACGTTCTTTGAGCCAGTAGTTACATAATAGCCTGTTTGGTATCCAAAGAACGCATTTCCTGTTCCGGTAGTGTTGTTAAACCCTGCCTGATAGCCTACGGCGGTGTTGTTAGAGCCTGTGGTGTTATAAAACAAAGCTGTTCCACCAATAGCAATATTTTGACTTCCGGTGGTATTGGTCAGAAGGCTGTTATATCCAAACGAAGCGTTATTAGTTCCCGTTGTGTTAGCTTTTAATGCTTGCGAACCGAATGCATCAATAGTCCCTGTTGTGTTAGATTGCCCAGCTAAATTTCCAAATGCCGATACACCACCAGTCGTATTTGAATATCCCGCTTGGTAACCAACGGCAGTATTGTTAGCGGCAGTGGTACTGGTGTACAGCGCCTGATAACCTACAGCAGTGTTGTTACTGGCGGTGGTGTTTGACTGAAGTGCAGACCTTCCAATTGCCACATTAGATGCGCCAGTCGTATTGGTTTGCATTGCTCCAATACCAAACGCACTATTATCAGCACCCGTGGTTGTAGCAGTTAAAGCGTAATATCCAAATGCCGCATTACTGTCTGCTGTTGTAGCCGCCGTAAGAGCAAGACCACCAAAAGCAGTTGAATAATTACCTGTTGTATTTGCTTTAAGAGCTTGATGTCCTGATGCTGTTAAGTATGTACCCGTTGTATTACTGTACCCAGCCTGATAGCCTACAGCAGTGTTGTTTGATGCGGTGGTGTTATTTAATAAAGATTGAAACCCAAGAGCAGTATTATTTGCTCCAGAAGTATTACTATTTAAAGAGCCATATCCAACTGCTGAGTTATAAGAACCAGAGCCTGAAGCATATAATGTATAAGCACCCAATCCAATATTTTGTAAGCCTGTATTTTGATAACCAGCTTGAGTACCAAAATAAGCATTTTGTCCATTTGTTGTTACTGTATATCCAGCCTGATAACCTACAGCAGTGTTGTTAGAGGCTGTGGTGTTGGAGAAAAGGGCTTGATTTCCACAGGCTACATTAAATGAACCCGAAGTGTTTGCGTTTAAACTAAAGGCTCCAATAGCAGAATTACCTGTCCCAGAACTTGTGTAAAACAACGATTGATAACCAAATGCATCGTTATTGCTGGCTGTACTTGTGTTGATACAAGGGCCAGCGGCTCTACCAACAAAAGTGTTGCTAGCCCCAGAAGTTGCAGTTGACCCAGCGGCATGACCAACAAATAAATTATCACTTCCCGTATTAACAATACCTGCACTGTTGCCAATGGCGGTTACCCGTGCCCCCGTGCTATTTCCCGCCAAAGCACTAGCACCCACCGCAGTGTTGGTAGACACAGCACCAGCACCTCGTCCTACGGTGAGTCCATAGACAGTCAGGTCAGTGCCTGAGTACAAAAGGTTGGCAGATGATGTTTCTAAACCGCCTGTCGTTGTGTAGACCACACGACCAGTTGTAAGTCCTGAGTTAATAATACTTGTAGCAGCCAGTTGCGGTACGGATACTTGTGTATTCGCTGCGTTTACATATACCGCACGTTCTGCTGGCTGGGTTACAAAGACATCTTTTGTACCCGATGTAAAGACAACTAACGAGCCTGCGTTGCTGGAAGCAACCACCGTATCCCGCGAAAGCGTATTGCCAGAAGTAGTGTACGTACCAATGCCAACTTCCCACTCCCCGCTGACGGAATTAGCAATGGTGTAGTAGGTATTGTTTGCATTGCCAATACCAGCAAGAAATGTTTGATAGCCCGTGTATGAACCAGCAAGCGTTACAGAACCCGTGCCTGTAGTTGTGGTAGTTTCACGGACTCGATCTGCGAGAACTAAAGCCATAGATCATGCTCCTGTCAGTTGAGATTCTTCAAACCAACGTTGTTGCGTTTGATTGTTTACGTCTATCCACTCAACAAGATACGTGATATTTCCATCCTCGTCCATGTGCAAAGCAAGCACTGGGCCTTGCGGAATAACTGCAACCGCTTTTACAACGTCGCCTTTTTTGAATGCTGTTGCCATGATTAACCTGCCAAGCTGAGTGTATAAGTTACGGACAATGTATCTCCAGAAACCACAGCGCGGTCACCGGGCGAACTGAAGTCTGCTGCGGAGTACAGAGTACCTGTAGTACCACTCTTGGTACTACTGCTGGTTAGGAATGCCCCGCCAACTGTGGTCGTTGCATTAATACTGAATGAAGCAGGTGAGGCTGAGTTGGTGGCAACAGATGGGTTGGCTGTAGTTGGCGTGCCAAATGAACAGGCTGGACGGGTTGATTGGCTATACGCCGTAACTTCAGTCCAACCGGCATGTGAAGACATAGTGTCAGATGCCGCTGGATTATTGGTGGAACCAGCACCATACAAGCCCAAATACCAAGCGGCAGTGTAT